AGATACTGAGGAATATCAGTTAGAAGAAAAAATTGAGGAAGAGGAAAACAAAAGATTCTGGAAGAACATTTCTCTCAAATTTTATGGAAGTCATGAATCTCCCACATTTACTTTTGCTGGTAAGAATGATTCTAAAATAGATAGACCGTATATACATGAAGTAACCTATGTTGGATTTTCAGTAGGAGCAAGGTTAAGATTAAATTCAAAAGTTTCATATTCAATTTCAACATTTAAAGGTAGTGCTGATACAGTTAAACTTAATTCAGATGATGCGTCCATATCTCCCCTTGATGAAAATGTATTTACTACGGCAATGAGTGGTGAGTTACTATATACAGATGCAACGATAGATTATACTCTTACCTCTACCAGATATTGGATGTTATTTGTGGGTGTTGGAGTTATCAATTATGAGGCTGATTTAATTTACAGAGATTTAACTCATGGAGCTTTCAAATATGAAATTGCTGAACAGAGCCTATTTTTTAATTCTGGATTCAATTACCACTTTTTACAAAGTAATACATTTTTGGGTCTAGGGTTTAAGGTAGTTGCAGACTCTACTTATAAATCTAACTCTACTGATAAAAAGATTACTCAGTATAATTCCAGCTACACTTCTCCAATGGTAAAGCTAGGAATCACAAATACAACGGTCAGTTTTGGAATGATTTTTTAATTTGTATAAACACTTGACTTTCAGCCCGGTTTACTGTATAATAATAGGTAGAGAGTAAGAAAAGGATTCTTGCTCCTAGTAACCCTAAATGAGATTGATTATGAAAGAAGATAACATAGAAGAACATGATTGGAATCCAGAGTTTCCAGCTGAAAAAATTCACATAGAGTTTCTAAAGAAAATTATTGAAAGACTTGAAATGGAAAATGATGCCCTTTTAGCCGAGATGATTTCATAAACACTTGACTTCCTGGCCTACCTGTGATATAATATAAGTAGAGGATAGGGATTGGCCCTTTCCGTTTTAACCCAATAGAGATTGATTATGAGTAATTTGAAAGTAGCAGAAACGATTTTGAGTGACCTTGGTGGAAACCAATTCCGTATGATGACCGGAGCTAAGAACTTTGGTGGAACAGAAGATTCTCTTTCAATGAGGATTGGACGAAACAGTTCAAATTCAAACTATCTGAAAATCACATTGAACTCAATGGATTTATACGATATGAAATTTTATAAGTTGACCAGAAAGTTTGAAGAGAAGTCTGTTACAGAATACAACAACGTTTATAACGATATGTTGACAGACCAGTTTACAGCCCATACGGGTATGTACGTAAAATTGTTTTAAAATAAGGGGGAACGCCAAAGCGAGAGAGTTGGGCCAGTCTGTAAAACTGGTGGCTTATGCCTGAGTATGTGCAAATCATATTTCCCCCACCAGTATGAAAGTTAAGATATGAAATCTGATAAATAGTTATAATATAATTAACCTATAACTTATTGGATGACAAATGAAACAAAGACACGGCAAAGACCGAATAACCGATGAACAACTAATTGATGCCCATGCAAGATTAGGAATGCTTTCTAAAATATCTGCTGAATTTAATATTCCAGAAGTCACCACATGGAGAAGATGTAAAAAATTAGGAATTACATTTAAGTCAGGGGGGTGGAAAAAATTCATCCCTACAAATGAAATATTAGAAGGCAAACATCCCCAATATCAAACTAATAAGTTACGAATACGAATTTTAAAAGAAAAGATATTGGAGAATGTATGTAGCGAGTGTGGAATACGAGAACATAATGATAAACCCATTGTGCTTCATTTAGACCACATCAACGGAGTTTCCAAAGATCACAAATTAAAGAATCTGAGATTGTTATGTCCGAATTGTCATAGTCAAACAGATACTTGGTGTGGTAAAAATAAAATCATAGGGGTTTAGCTCAGTTGGGAGAGCGCCTGTTTTACACGCAGATTGTCACTGGTTCGATCCCAGTAACCCCTACCAATAAGGCCTCATCGTCTAGTTCGGTCTAGGACACTGCCCTGTCACGGCAAAAACATGGGTTCAAATCCCATTGAGGCCGCCATTTGTGTCGATGACCGAAAGGCTAGGTGATGGTTTGCAAAACCATTTATGTCAGTTCGATTCTGACTCGACACTCCAACTAAAGTATTTTGAATAAACACTTGACTTTCAGCCCGGTTTACTGTATAATAGTAGATGAAGATGAGGGATTAGCCTGATTCAAGTAATTCAAATGAGAAAATATTATGTGTAGATTGAGATGTTTTTATGAGTGTTCCGATGGAGAAATGGGTTGGAGTGAAATTGTACTGTCCTATGATGACGACATTAAAGCCGCCATCAAACATTGGTCAATTGGTGGTAGAATGGTTATCACTGAACATATAGACTTGGTGTAATTATGGAAGTAATACTGAATGGAAAGACTGTCAGGAATGTAACAGTAATGAAGAACGTGGATTCTAAGAATGTCCCTTACACTATTCTCACTAAGAGAGGCCATACTTATTCTTTGATGGTTAGTGAAAGATACCCCGAAATGCTGGGTGTGGTAAAACGTGGTTCATTCACTAATCATAAGTTTCGTGGTTATGATTGGCTGAAAAAAGAAGGTAATAATTTAATTGGTGTTTCGTGAATGGAACAATTAATTTTATAAACACTTGACTTTCAGCCCGGTTTACTGTATAATAGTAGATGAAGATGAGGGATTAGCCCGATTCAATTAATCCAAATGAGAGAATATTATGAGAGTAGAAATTGAAAAAGTATTAGAGGCCATGAGAGAAGATTATAAACGATGGAGCATGGCAAGTAGAACGGTCCATCAAAATGTTGATGACTTTAATAGGTCGGTTACTAACCGAGAAGAAATGACTGAAACATTTTGTAATGGTTTTGAAGTCAAAGAGGGTATTAGATACTGGAAAATTATTTCTACAAATGGTTCCGGAACTCAAAGATCAGTTGCTGGGTTTATCGCAAAAGCGGGAGATAAGAAATTTCGTGAAGGTGATATGTTGAAAGCTGCCGGATGGGCAACACCTGCTAGGAACTTTGCCAGAGGAAACGTTATGGACGGATCTGGAATTGCTGATGTTCGTTGGACAGGAATAGGTTAGTATGTTAAATAGATATAGTGTAGGAATAAAAACTATTTTGTTAATGGGCTTTTGCTATTCTTACATATCTTATTTTACTAAATGGAATATTTTTTTAATGGAGTTATTATGAAAACAACAGTAATTGAAATCCTAGACAAAGATGAACTTATTTTTGGTTCTCCTACTGTGGGTAAATATTTTGTACGAAGGTATGAGGATGAAGTATCAATGGGTGGTGGATTTTTTAAGACAAAAAAAGAAGCAACACTTCATGCAAGAGAGTTTGAACGAACCGAGGTTGAACAAACTGAATAATAAAATTTGAATAAGCCTAAGCCATCCGAGGGAACGGTGGCATATTGGTTCAGAGATAGCAGATTGCTCGTGACAGGATGCTAGGTGTAACCCACCCTTAATTGTTTCTGAGGTAAGATGGTTATGTGAGTAAGTTGCAGTTAAGTCCCTGTCATTTCAGGTGAGATGTCATTCAACTGCATACACTAGTGGGGTGATGACGATTCGTGAGAAGTTCGCAGACTCAAGCTACTAGGTATCAAAGGCCAAGGACGAGCTCATGGTTTATTCAAATTTTATTATTAGGTTATACATTAAATAAATAATCATGAAAAAAATAGAGAGACTAAAAATGGTACGAAAGAAAATTAAACCACTTAGAAAAACTAAGACACTTACTGATGAACAAAAAGAGGCCCAAAGAATTCGTCTTGAAAAAATGAGAGCGGCGAGGAAACCTCCAGAATATAAAAATGTTCATAAGTCTGTTTTGAGTCTTATTGATGAAGACCCATATTCCTTAAAAAATGTTAAGGAGTGGATCAAATATAATAAGGAGTTGATTGCAACTCTTTCTGCTCGTTCAAGAAACCGAGAACTGTCTTCAAATGCTAAGCAACAAGCTCTAAATCAAGCAGACGACAAAAAAGCTTATATTAGATACATAGAACATTATATTAAAACTGGTGATTGGATAGGGACGTTTTCAGGACAAAATGAAACGAAGAAGGTAATTCCTAAAGTAATCGCTATGGCATATTATCCAGATGGTTCACCAAAGAGAACTGTTGGATATTGGTATCCAGATATTGAGAAGGTGTGGACAAATGAAATGGAATCTGGTGAGGTAGTCCCAGAAAATACCGAGCATCACCGTTCAGTGAATGAGGTATATGCCAAAACCGATAAACAATTTACTGCAACCCTATAGAGGTTGACAAACAGTAAATCCATGGTATAATATAAGTAGAATTACAGATACCACAAGATCAATCGTAGAGGTTTCAATCTCTCCCCTAGTTTTTCCATTCTAGGTAAATAGAAACCGTACTCTCACTATGAAAAGCATTTACTGATGCTGTCTTGTGGTATCACTAAATAATAATGAATACAATTTAATTAATGGAGCATAATGGTCAAAGCAGTGAATGTTGATAACAATCCCGATACCTCAGTAAATTCCCCAAACACATCTAAATCAACCGAGGTTATAATCACTAATCCTAATGATGATGTGGAATTTGTTGTTGACACTAGTAATGATAATTTAATATTAAATGCTGTATCCGAAAAAGCAATGGGTGGTACAGAACTTATGAAAAAATGGCTCTTTGAAGAATTAGATAAAAGAGAGCCTGGGTTGAAAGATAAGTTTCAATTTATTAGTACTAGAGTTCGAAATCTTGAACCAGATAAACAACGAATTCTTTGGATACATGATTTAGCAAATGACCCAGAAGTAGAACATTTAAAAGATCCGGAAAATTGGAAAAAGTTTGAACGTATAATATTTGTTAGTCATTGGCAACAATATCAATTTAAGACACATCTTGGATTTCCTTATGATAAGGGTATCGTAATTCAGAATGCAATTCATCCTATTCCAGAACATAAAAAACCTAATGAAGATGGTAAGATTAATGTGTGTTATTTTTCTACACCTCATCGTGGATTAGAATTACTTTTGAATGCATGGGAGTTTATGAGGAATACTCTTAAGGAAGGATTAAATGCAGAGTTGAACATTTATTCCAGTTTTAAGTTATATGATCGTGGACATTTGGATGAACAATTCAGGCACATATATAAACGTGCTGCAGATATGGATGGTGTTAATTATCATGGTACAGTATCAAATGATGAAATTCGTGAAGCATTAAAGACTCAACATGTTATGGCGTATCCGTGTGTATACGAAGAAACCAGTTGTATCACTTTGATTGAAGCTTCTAGTGCGGGACTTTTATGTGTATGTCCTAACCTTGGAGCATTGCCCGAAACAGGAGCAAACTTTCCTTGGATGTATGGGTATGAAGAAGATCCAGATAAACACGCACAAGTGCATGGACATATTTTAGGCCGTTCTATTGCACATTATTGGGATGAAGATGTACAAAATTTATTAAAAATACAACGTAGTTATTTTGATATGTTTTATAATTGGGATTTACGTGCCGGTCAATGGCAACAATTTTTACGTGCCATAGAAGATACACCTGAAGTACAAAAACAAAAAGAAGTTATCCGAAAAGAAGTACAAGAAGACGGTGACTCTGAAGATGCATCATACGAAATAATAGAATAACATGGCACAACTAGTTGATTTTTCACAAATCTTTATTGGTTCATATATGACAGCATCCAAATTTAGTTCTGTAGATATGGATGTGATTAGACCGGCTGTACTAAATGTATTACGGTTATATAGAACTAAATTTTCAAAGGAGTTCGGCGAATTAATTTTATGTTGTGATTCTCGAAAATCTTGGCGTAAAGAACTTTTTCCTAACTACAAAGCTTCAAGAAAAAAGACAAGATCGGCAGCTTCAATAGATTGGGTAAATTTATATGAATGTTTGAATCAATTAAAAGAAGAGTTGATTGAGTGGTTCCCATATAAAGTTCTTGAGGTAGAGAAAGCGGAGGCTGATGATATTATTGCAGTCTTAGTGGGACTAATAAATGAACGAACATTGATCTTGTCAAGTGATAAAGATTTTGTCCAACTCCATCAATTTAATGTTAGGCAATATTCCCCTATGCAAAAGAAGTTTGTTGAAGGTGATGCAAAACAGAACCTCCATGAAAAACTTATAAAGGGGGATGTTGGTGATGGTGTCCCAAATATTTTATCGGATGATAATGTGTTTATCGATGAAGGAAGACGCCAAAAGCCAATAACTAAGAAAAAAGTAGATGCTTGGTATGATTTAGAACCAGACATGTATTGTGATTCGGAAATGCTAAGAAACTATAATAGAAACAAACAGTTAATTGATTTGGGTGAAGTACCCGCTTCAATTTGTATAAATATAACCAAACAGTTTGAAACAACGCAAGTTGGTGTCCGCAGTAGGTTACTTACGTACTTTGTGAATCATAAATTAAAAAACTTAACAGAGAATATATCGGAGTTTTAATTTTATGAGTGTATTAAGTATTCCACGAATATTTGAAGAGGTGGCTGCAGCGAGTTCCTTTGGGGCTAGAAAAAAAGTCTTATTGGATAATGAATCAAACCCACTTAAGGAGTTATTAAAATATGCCTTTCATCCAGATATAAAATTTGCTCTACCTTCTGGTTCACCACCGTTTAAAACCGTTGGTTCTCCTGATGAGTACAATCCCACATATCTATATCCCAATATTAAAAAATTCTATTTATATATTGAAGGGGGTCATGATGGACTTACTGCGTTACGTAGAGAGCAACTTTTTGTTCAAATGTTAGAAGGGTTACATCCTAAAGAGGCTGATGTTGTTTTACAAGTTAAAGATAAAAAATTAAAGTTTAGAGGATTAACCTATAAACTAGTCAAGGACACTTTTCCCGAAATATTACCTTAAATGATAGATGTAAATAAGTTTGAAAACAGAATAGTTAAATTCAAGCGTATATCTGAAGGCGTTGAAACTATCAAAGAGGCCGAACTACGGCGGATAGATTTTGATCAGGCTTCAGCATTACCACGTTCCATAACAGCAAGATTCGTTAGTCCATTAAATGCTGTGATAACTTTAAATTATGATAAGCATACTAAAAAATTTCGAGGGCCATTGGGCACAGATATTTTAGAATCAAATTTTGATGTCACAGATTTCGTTGGTGGTATGGGTATAGCAGAAGGTCATGAACCTACTATACGAAGCCCCAAAAGAAATAGACCGGCTGCTTAAGGAACGAAAACCTAAAAGTACGAGGAACATGGAGAAATATCTTTTATTTCTTTTTGTGTTCATTGTTAGTAGTTTTACATACACTTCAGTTGGAAGTTCAGGCGACACCTCAATTTATTTGTGGGAACCGTTACAAACTACTACAATAGATGAATTGGTTGAAGTAACAAATGAAGTAATAAACAAAAATTTATTACTTGATGAAAAAGAAGTTTTGTGTATGGCCAAGAATATTTATTTTGAAGCTGCAATGGAAAGTACCGCAGGACAATTAGCCGTTGCACAAGTAACATTAAATAGAGTGGCCTCTAAGTATTTTCCAAATACAGTTTGTGAAGTAGTCTATGAAGGTAGGCATTATATATCAAGTAATGGTCAACGATTACCAGTAAGAGATCGTTGTCAGTTTAGTTGGTATTGTGATGGAAAAGATGATGAACCTAAAGATTGGTCGAAGTTGTGGAGAAATTCTCAAGAGTTAGCAAAATATATTCTTTCTAGAGAAGATGATTTTCCTGACATTACTGACGGTGCCGATCATTATCATGCTGATTATATTGACGCACCAACATGGACAAAGAAAAAAATCATAACTGCTAAAATAGATCAACATATATTTTATAGCACCGTCCGTACAACATTATAGTGAAGATACAATATGAATATATTTTATTTGGATTCCGATCCAAAATTGTGTGCTCAGGCACATTGTGATAAACATGTAGTAAAAATGATCTTAGAATATTCTCAGTTAATGTGTACGACACATCGTACACTTGACTCTCCTAGTGAATTGCATACATCCATGTATAAAGTAACCCACCAAAATCATCCATCAAGAATATGGGCAGGACAATCCGAAGAAAATTATAAATGGTTATATGATCTTTGGTTTTGGACTTGTAAAGAGTATTGGTGGAGATATGGTAAGATACATAAAACATGGGAAAAATTGTATAATATAGTAAGTCATATTCCTCAAAATATTTCAACAGGAAGTTTCACTCCACCACCTCAGTGTATGCCAGACCATTGTAAAAAATCTGATACTGTAGATGCTTACAGAAATTATTACATGACAGAGAAAGCAACATTTGCCAAGTGGGGAGGAACAGACGGAGAAATGAGAGAACCCCCAAACTGGTTTGTCGTATGATATTAGAATGTTTCTCTACAAGAATGTATATATTTGAAAACATTTACGATACTAAAGTGTTAACAGATCTTTTGAATGTCATTAAGGGAGATACACAACATCTTGCGTACCTGTCAGCAGAACCACATGGAGGTCCTGATTATAAAACAAATTATTATATTAAAGAGTCTTATTGGCCTTTATTTGAACCAATACTGACGGAACTTAATTTACATTTAAAAAAAGAATCGATGTATTACCAAGTATCTAACTCACCTTGGTATTCTGAATATGGAGAACATGACGGACATGAACCTCATATTCATGATCAAAAGCAAATTGACATAATGAAAGTTAACAATGCTTTGAAATATAGTTGTATAATTAATTTGTCTAATTTTGGGTTAACCTCATTTCAAAATCCTAACAATACAAGCTGGGATAATCAGGTTCTCCATGAGAGCTCTCAGTATGGTAAGGTACTTTTATTTCCTAGTAATTTACTACATTGGGTTTCACCTCATAGATATAGTGGTCGAACAAGAGCCAGTTTTGCAATGAATGGATTATTACATATTGAAGAACAAGGAGGCATAGATGCCAACATATGATTATAGGTGTGCAAGTTGTAGCACTGAAATTGAAGAAATTCTCCTTATTGCCAAAAGGAAAGAACCAACCAAAATTCCGTGTGAAACATGTGGTGGAAAAATGGAACAAGTAATGGCTGCTCCGTATTTTGGTTATGATAATATACACACAAGACATAGTACAAATAATAAAGAGCCTGGGTGGTTCAGCGATAAGATAAAAGATTTGAAAAAAGATAACCCTGGAAATTCAATGTAATTTTGATATGAAAAAATTTATACATCTTGCCAATAGACCAGAATTGTCTTTTGGTATTCAGCACCAAACTAGAAATGGGAAGAGGTTTTATGAAACTCCAGCCGGTGAATTATATCCAAGCATCACATCGATCCTTGGCGAGTTCAGCAAAGCTAGTATACAGGCTTGGCGAAAACGGGTTGGACCGGAAGAGGCAAACAAAGTATCCGGCAAAGCCTCACGTAGAGGAACCCGCTTACACGGTGTCTGTGAAAAGTATATCCTCAACGAAGAAAACTTCCTTAAAGAAGAACTACCACACATCACAGAACTATTCAAGACCATTGAACCGTACCTTGAAAGAATCGACAACATCCACGGCGTAGAACTTGGACTATACTCAGACCATTTCGGTGTTGCTGGTAGAACGGATTTGATTGCCGAGTTCGATGGTAAGTTGTCTGTGATAGATTACAAGACCAGTAACAGAACTAAGAAGAAAGAATGGTGTGAATCATACTTTGCACAATGTGCTTTTTATGCAGTAGCGTATGAAGAACTTACAA